GTGGCTATTTTTGGCAGCGGCATTATGTTCCGGCAGGGTAAAAGCATCTTCCTGATCCAGCGCTCAGACGACGGGACATGGTGTCCACCAGGAGGCAAGATTGAGCCTGGCGAGATGGCATGCACCGCAGCGCGGCGCGAAGTAAATGAAGAGGCAGGATATCAGTTTGACGGCCCAATGACGCCCTACAGCGTCGCCGGGGACTACCTCACCTTCCGGGCAGATATTGACGCTCAGTTTGAACCGCAGATCAACGATGAATCACTGGCCGCTGGTTGGTTTGACATCGACAACCTGCCAAAGCCACTACATCAGCCTTTTGCTGAAGTGATGGCGCAAAACCCGCTTAACGAGACGCAGGTGGCATCACTTATCGCCGACGGTACGTTAAGCAGCCCGCAGTATTTCATCAACATGTGGATGTACGCCATACGGGTAACCGGAACAGGTGTTACCTGGCGATCCGCAGATCAACAAATGGCGTTCCGCGACCCGGAAAACTATTTGACCCCCGAATTTCTCCAGCGAGTGGCCGGTGTACCGCTTATCTGGCTGCACCCGGAGAAAAATAAGCTCGACAGCGATGAGTTCGCAAAACGTGTTATCGGCACCCTGACCAACAGTTGGGTTGCAGATAATGGCGAGGTGTGGGCGATTGCCCGCGTGTATGACGCCGAAGCCGCCGAAATGATGGCTACCCGGCAGTTAAGCACCTCACCAACCGTCACGTTCAGTGAACCGCAGAACGCAATCATCAAAATCGACGGTCAGCCTCTATTGGTGGAAGACTCCCCGGTGTTGCTGGACCACGTTGCAATTTGTGAACAAGGCGTCTGGGACAAGCTCCTCGACCCTACCGGTGTTAAATCTGATTCCATTCCAAACGAGGCTGAGAAGATGGACGAAGCAAAATTCGTAGAGCTATTCAATAAGTGCATGGATGCTCGCATGGCTAAGGCTGACTCAGAAGAAGCAGACCGTAAAGCCAAGGCCGATGCCGAAGAAGCAGCCAAGAAAGAAAAGGCTGATGCTGAGGCAAAAGAGGCCGAAGAGGCGAAAGCCAAAGCTGACGCGGAAGAGAAAGCCGCGAAAGAAAAAGCAGACGCAGAAGCCAAAGAGAAGGCCGACGCGGAAGAGGCAGAACGTATGGCGAAAGAAAAGGCTGATTCTGAACTGCGTCAGCAGATCGCCGACCTGCGCTCCCGCATCCCAACCGAGTTGAGCGATGAAGAGCGCAACGAAGTCGCCGATGCACAGGTTAAGGCCGATAGCGTGTTTTCCTGCTTCGGCAAGCGCGCTCCGGTGCCACTGTCTGGTGAAAAGCCGCTGGCATATCGCCGCCGCCTGATGATCCAGTTGCAGGAGCATTCGCCTGACTTCAAATCCGTCGACCTGTCCTCCATCGCTGACTCAGCGCTGCTGAGCGTGGCAGAGAAGACGATCTACGCAGACGCGCAGAAATCGGCAAGCCTGTCTGTTGGCCCTGGCATGCTGCGCGAAATCAAACGCGCTGATGCGACCGGTCGCCAGATCAGCACCTTCGAAGGCGATCCTGCTGCCACCTGGGCTCCGTTCCAGTCCGGCAAGCGTCAGGTCACCAGTTTCAACAACCAGGCTTAACGGGAGCTCTCAAGCATGGCTACTTTATCTCTTAACCCGATGGCAACCACGAATGCGCTGGGCTCCTTCGGTGTGCAGTCAGACGGTTATATTCAGGGCGTGGCGCTCGATGACCCGGCCAACCGCTTTAACCTGGCGGCTGGCACTGTGGCGGCAACGGAAACCAAACCTCTCTGGGGCGGTCTGCCGGTTGCTGAGCTTCTGCCTGGTACCAGTTCAAGCCCGCGCGGGTCATTCATCCGTCGAGCTGTGTCTGTTGCTGAACTGGAAGGCTTCACCGTCTTCAATCAGGCTCACAACGGCCTGACCACTCCGCAGTCGCCGGTCCCGCTGTACGCCTCCGGCATGAGTGTTTCGTACTACCGACTTGGCTCTAACATGCGCGTGCCGCTGAAAGCCTCTGCGCAGGTTGTTGCGCTGGGAACCAATGGTGCTTCAGTGAAAACTCCGCTGGCCTGGGACTTCGTGAACAACCAGATCACCACCGCGGCGGCAGCCGGTTTTGCTGGTTCTGATATTGCGACAACTGCTGTGACCTATGCCAATGGCGTGGCGACAGCAGTAACCGCTTCAGCTCATGGCCTGACTGCTGGACAGTACGTAAAAATCAGTGGCGTCGCTCCTGCAGCGTACAACGGCACTGTGGTCGTGCTGTCAGTCGTGAACGCAACAACCTTCACCTATGCACCGGCAACTGCACCAGGCGGCGCTGCAACCACGCCGGGCACCATCGGCGCAGTTACGCTTTCCGACATCACGCTGCCGGTAAAAGTGCTCGCCATCGAATCAGGCAACTCCAAGACTGTCAGCTATGACAGCGCGACTGGTTTCCTGACCTGGAACAACACCGACAGCTGCGCGCTGGTCTTACTTTAATCGGGAGCTGAATTAAATGGCTGCAATTACCCCCAGCTACACCATCGTCAATCCGTCGTACATCGCGCCGGAGATGATCATTGGTTACCAGCAGGCGTCAGGTGCGTTTGAAACCATCGCCAGCGGTAACCCGCAAGTCCGTCTCGGCGTAGGAGATCAGTACGTCTACATGCGCCGCCTGGATATTCGCACCCAGACCACTTCCAGTCAGTCCGGTAACGGTAACCAACTGCCGAGCGTGGCGCTGGATGCGAAGATGATTTCAACCCCAACCTACCTGTTCCGCTGCCGTGGTATCTACGATCACCATGACATGGCCGCTGCCGGTAACTGGAACTTTGCACTGCCGGAAGCTCAGCGCCTGGGCATGCGTCAGGGCATTTTCCAGCAGCTGCGCTCTGCTCTGCTGTACGGCATGAACCCTGCCGGCGGTGAAGGCCTGCTGAACACCGCTGGCGCGACTACCGAGTCTTTGCCTCCGGACAGCAACAATAACACCACCGTGCTGACCTATGACCACGGCCAGATGGCGGTATATCTGCTGGGCCACGTACAGGCCGCACTGACCCGCACCATGCAGCTGGGCCGCCAGCAGCGCGTCGTTATCCTGGGGCCGCAGCGCGTTCTCGGTGCCATGGAGATTCAGCAGATCGTTCAGCTGACTTCTTACCAGCGTCCTGGTGGTGGTACTGACACCGTCGGCGGCACGGTGAAAGAAGTGCTGAAAGGCGCAAACGTCCAGGTTGACTGGGTGTATGACGATACCCTTATCGGCGCAGGCGCTGGCGGTACCGATGCGGTAGTGATCACCATCCCTGAGGTCGAAGTGCCAATGGTCAATTCGACCGTGAACACCAACGAATTTGCCAAGCTGACCCCGTCTCTTGCCGCGAACGCGCTGATGTTTACCGACATGGCCGCGCCGCGTGAGATTCCGACGCCGATCGCTGGTGGTGCCATCGATGTTCTGTCCGAAATGCGCTCCACCGCAGGCTGGGCAGTTCGTCCTGAAGCAATCACCATCCTGTCCATGGCGTACAGCGCCTGATCCATTCTTTGATCTGGTTAAGCCTCTGCCGTGGAGACTCAGCAGGGGCTTTTTTACGAGGGTAACCAATGAAACTCTATATCGCTAACACCACCAAGCAGCGCCAGATTTTCGCCTATCGCAAGCTGGAGACCGGCCGCCTTATTCAGATCCCGATTAACCACGGCGATCAGATGATGGTGCTGGATGGCTCAACTGATGAAGTTGATGCAGTGGTGCAGCATCACCAGGTTTATGGCCTGGTTGACTCGACCAAAATCGACCAGAGCCAGGCGTTTGTCGGCCTGTGCTACAGCCTGAACAAGCCTGTATCAGCGTCGGTAATCGAAAAAGCAATCCGCGATAACGATATTCACCTGACCCGTGGCGCCCACGGCCGCCGCCAGGCATCCGTAGCGGCTTTGGACAGCTCTCTGCGCGAAAGCGGTACCGGCTATTCCGGCGAGATGGAAGTCAGCGCTGAGCAAGCGAAAGGCCGCGAAGACAGCGAAGACACCCCAACGGTTAACGAAACAATCGTGACTGAAAAGTCCGGGAGCAAGAAAAAATGACAACGAGCCTGTCGGGATTTATCGAATTCGTTCGAACTGACATGGGCGTGACCGCCGCGCAGGTTCCCGACGACTCGCCGTCTTTCACCCTGGCGTATGGCGGCGCGGTTGAGTGGGTAAACCCTGATATCGCGTGCGTCACGCCGAATCTGTACACCGTTGCCGTGTACAACCTGGGCGCGTCTTTCCTTGTCAACTACGGTACCGAATCGGTATTCGCCGAGTTCAGGAAAGAGTATGGCCTGAATAATTTCAAGGCTGGCGTAATTACTGGCGCCGGGGATAACTCAACCAGCGCTCAGCGCCTGGTTCCGGACTTCTTCAAAGACCTGTCGCTGGCTGACCTGCAGATGTTGCAGGACCCGTGGGGGCGCCGGTACCTGATGATTGCCCAGCAGTTCGGCAGCCTGTGGGGGCTGTCATGATCACCTTCCACCTGGGGGTGATTGATGTCCCGTATGAGGACGAAAACACCACGACCGGAGACGTCGCCGAGTATCTGGAGGAAAAGTACCAGATCATGCAGACGTTTTTCGACAGGTACAGCAAAGACATCGCTGACCTGATGGCGAATGACATGGCCGCGTCGCTTGAAAACATGATGGCCGGCGCGCCGCCAGCCAAAGACCCTCTGGCAGAGTCGATGTCCCGGATCCATGACCTGTTTGTCGCCTTCCTCGACAACACCGAAATGAACGGATTGCCGGGCGTGCCTACGCGCCGCGCGCTGGAGGGTATATCCAAGCGATTCAAAAACAAAAAAGGGCCACCGCGTCCGTCATTCATTGATACCGGAACCTATCAGGCCGCGATGCGCGCCTGGGTAAGCGGGGTGCTGAATGCCTTCCCTGAGTGAGTTGCAGCAGACTGCAAAAACAGAGCTTAACGCCACGCTGACGCAGGGTCTTGATGACCTGAGCCGCTTTCAGGTGGTCACGTTCACGAAGTATATCCGCAAGGTGCTGCCCCTCGATGGTTTCGTCTTCTGGGTGAAAGCCTCTGTTCTGTCAGACGACCCCAGCAGCGAGCCGGATACAGTTGACGTTAAGGGCTATCTGCACCTGACGACCGAAACCATCCAGGACGATGAGCAGCTCTATGACCGGAACGTCGTGACGTTTACCGCTCAGGCGGATATCGACCCGTTCAACGATATCGGATCTGATGTCCTGTATATCGGCGAGTTCTTTGGCCTTCAGTTTTCCTTCTCCCGGCGCACCGGGCTGAATGAACCGGCCAACCTCTACCACTACACAGGGGAGGCAATCTTCCCCTACATGCGATCGCAGATCATTAACTCTGCAGATGACATCGATCTGGCTGATGTGGTGGTTTCGAGCTCATTGCCGGTATGGCTGACGCTGAGCCAGTACATGCCGATGTTCCCGGCCATGCTGTCGACGCAGAACCTGTCACCGCCGTATGCAACGGTGAAGTGCAGCAACACCGCGCCGATCGCCGGTAGCTTTTACCTCGATGAGCAGCAGAACCAGTATCAACTGGTTTCCGAGGATGTGACGATATCCATCACTGGCCTGCGTAATGCCGGGGTTGAAGATTTCCTGAGGTACGTGCAGCAGTACACGCTCGGCGATGACGCTGAAATGGGCGTGATGAATATCCCTGTTGTGCAGGATGAGCGCGTCACGCAAAACGAGTTGAACATCATCGCCCAGCGAAAGACCATCAAATTCAAAGTTAACTACTACCAGCAACGGATGCGCAACGTGGCGCGCAAGCTGGTGGCATTTTCCATACCTTCCATCAGCCCGGAGAAATAAATGTCGATCGTCAATATTAACGTGTCGGTGACTAACCCGCCGAAACCGTCGCAACTGCTCAAATCCGGTGCGCTGATTTCCGTTGGCGGCACTACGCTGAATGCAGGCGAATATCAGTTGCTGACCGCAAAAACTGATCTGGCGTCCATTCTGGCACCTGCAAAAGCTATTTCAACTATCGCCTGGGCAACCAGTACGGTAACTGTCACGCTGAGCGCTGCACATGGGTGGACTAACGGATCACAGATCCCTGTCCTCATCTCTGGCGTTGCGCCAACTGGCTATAACGGCGCGTACACTGCGACCGTAACGGGTACAAACACCTTTACCTATCAGTTGACCAGCAACCCCGGTACGGCAACCACAATGGGATCCGTAAAAACGGTGGTGGCTAACGAGATTGTTCAGATGAATAACTCGTTCTGGTCCCAGGGCACAAGCCGCGCAGTTTACGTGCTGGAGCTTGGCGCGGTTTCGAATGCTGACGCTATCGCAGCGCTAGCTGATTTCATCGCGGAAGATGTTTCGCTTGGCAATACTTATCAGAAGTTCTTTTCTTATCTGGTGCCGCGCGAGTGGGATTCCGAGGCGACATTCAAGACGCTGACTGGTCTGTATACGTCGCCATCTTCACTGGTTTACTTCTTCGTTACCACGACGATCGCAGCGTATGCTGCATGGAAAGCTACGGGTAATAAAAGCGTATTTGCAGGCGTGGAAGCCCCGGCCATTGCCACCACTGAATTTTCAATGGCTACGGCGTTCCAGTCCTCTCTGGCGAACGACCCCGGTTCTTCTAATATGGTCCCACCGATGGCGTACCGCTTCCTGTACGGCGTCACTGAATACCCGATTGAGGGCAACAGCACCCTGTTGAAAAACCTCCAGGACAACGATATCAACTACGTTGGAACGGCGGCCGAGGGAGGCCTTAGCAATAAAATGCTGGTGGCAGGCCATATGCTTGATGGCAACCCGTTTAACTACTGGTACTCGGTGGCCTGGTGCGCGATCAACCTTGAGCTGGACCTGGCTAACGAAATCATCAACGGTTCGAACACCACCGTGAACCCACTGTACTACGAGCAGGCTGGCATTGACCGCCTGCAAAACCGTGCGCTCAAAACTCTGCGTACTGGCATCAGTTACGGTCTGATTCTGGGACAGGTGATCAACGCCAAACTGACCCAGTCCGATTTCAACGCCGAGTATGAAAAAGGCACGTATGCCGGGAATGCGGTAATCAATGCGGTGCCGTTCAGCAACTACACCAGTCTGAACCCGTCCGATTATCAGGATGGCAAATACAATGGGCTCAGCGCCATCATGACCCCGCGTCGTGGCTTCGAATCCATCACCTTTAACCTCAACGTAACCAACTTTGTAGGGGCGTAAAAAATGGGCAACCCATTAGTGCCGCAGGGATTTCTTAATCGCGTCCGTGGCGCCTTGTCTGTTACAGACGTCCCGGCGCTTAACGTCACCGCATCGTACCTGGGTAAAGACGGGATCAGCATGCGGCCGGATAACGCCGCTACTGACATTATTCCGACCATGACCGGTACTGTAGGCAGCCAGACGCCGTACCAGCAGGTGACCGTGACGGTTCACCTACTGAAAACGCAAGGACTCGGGGCCAGCTATCAGCAGCGCTTCGCCACTGATACCGCACTGGGTGAGGTTGTAATCACCCCGGACGCCACGACGTTTGGCAACTTCACGCTGCTGAACTGCTACCTGCTGAACTTCAACGAACTGCCATTCAACGGTATGGATGCCGGGTATGTGGTCACCATCGGCGGCTACCTGACCACCAATGACAACATGTGGATCTAATCCGTGAAAATCGACAAAAAATTAAACCTGGTCAGCACTATCAATCGTGATGGTGCGTTACCCGTCTATCTGCATGTTCTCCCGTTCCCGTATGAAGTGGTAGAGGAGCATTGCTTCCTGCTGGGTAATCTGTTCAACAACTTCATCACTCAAATCGGCGGCATTGGCGCAGCGCGCGTGGCCGCGATGATGCTGCGCAAAAAGCTGAAAGAGCAGGGGGCATCGGAGGGTCCGGGGCTTCTTGATGAAATGCAAAGGCTGGCGTCTGTCGTCTACAACGACGGCAGCGCATGGAAAGTCATTCCGCTTGATACCGCACTGAAACAACAAATCGTCCTGCTGGACGAGTACCGGGAAGTTGAAGGGGAAATCGTTTTTTTTATGGTTTCCTCTGCCATTCAGAAACGGGAACTGATAGCACCGACGGTGGGGGCGGTGATCGGCATGTACGGTGGGCAACTCACTGTATCGAGCGTTACGGAATTCCGCGATTCCTTGCTGATATCGAATCAGGATACCGATACCCCGACCCAGAATGCCCAGCCGGAAACATCATTCATACCCTCCTAGACTGGGCATCTAATGAGGGTTTCTGGCGGGTGATCCGTGAAATCAGCGACGCGGAGTTTTCCAGCCCCGCGCAGTACCGCCAGAGATTCATCATTTCAGCGCTAAAAGACAGGGGAAGCTTCAATGGCAGCTAAGACAATAGTTGAAATTGATGTAAATGATGAGAAGTTTCAGGCATTTATTGAAAAGTTCAACGAGTATCAGGCTGCGTTAAAGGGATTGCCGGAGGAATGGCGCGGCAGCGCTCAGGGCATCGCTGATACCGGGAAGGAAACGGCAAAGGCCAGGACCGAAACCGAGGCGCTGACAAAGGCATTTAACGATGGCGCGGCGGCCATTCTGTCGATTAACAGCGGCATTGATCGCCTGAATACCAATCTGGAAAAGGCAGGGAAGCACCAGGGCGACTTTAGCCGCAATGCCGGTAATGCCAAAGGCTTCCTGAACGCGGCGACAAAGGATGCCAAATCGCTGGCCGGACATATCAAAGACGCCACTACCAGCCTGTTGACGTGGAGCGGCATCGTAGGTGTGTTTACTGGCGTATTGGGTGCTGGCGGTCTGTTTGGTATTAACCGCCTGGCGTCTGTGGCCAGTGCGCAGAGGTTTACCTCTCTCGGCCTCGGTACGTCGATTGGCGCTCTTGATTCCACGGCGATCAACTACCAGCGTGCGCTGAGCAACCCGACGGGGACGTTAGGGGCTATCCGTGATGCCCAGATGGACCTGTCAAAGCGCTGGCAGTTCAGCGCGATGGGTATTAACAACCCTGATCGCTCACCTGACCAGTTACTGCCGCAAATGATCCGCAATGCGCGTGATATTTTCGTGCAGAACGGCAGCACGTTACAGGGTGCGCAGGCCCACGGCTTAACCAATTTCTTTACTCTGGACGACCTGAACCGCTTCAAAAACATGAGCGAAGCGGAACTGGATGCCATGGATAAGCGCGCGCAGCGCGACGCCAGATTGTTGCAGATCACCGACCAGCAAGCGAAACAGTGGCAGGACTTTAACGTACAACTGGATTTCAGTATCCAGAGCATCCGTAACACGTTTATTCGTGGTCTGGCCCCGCTCACCCCGGCACTGACTAAATTATCCGACTCGCTTTCAGTGGCGATTGATACCGTCCTGAAATCGCCTGAACTGGGCAAATGGATTGACAACCTGTCGGGTGGTATTCAGCGCTTTGGCAATTATCTGGCCTCGCCGGAGTTCTCCAAAGACGTCGAAGACTTTATGACGAAGGTTGAGAAACTGGGGAACGTGATCGGAAAAGTCGTCGACTGGATTGTCGGAAAAACCAACCTGTCGGCGGCTGACGTAACCTCGGGGTCATCGATTCTAGGAAACGACACTGTCGTTGATCCGCAGACCGGGAAGAAGTATGTACCAGGCAGCGACGATGACCCGCATGTGTGGGGCTGGCTGAAAGGTGTTAAACGCTTCTTTTCCAGCGGTGCCGTAACGCCTGTTGATTCACAGCCGGCCAACGTTAACGCGTCCGGCAGAACCATTGCCGACCGGTTCAATAACCCCACAAACCTGAGATGGGCTGAGGGATACGGCACGCATAACACCAGAAGTGGTGATTTTGCGGTGTTCCCCACCCTCGATGAAGGTGTACTGGCTGCGGCCAAGCAGTTGCAGATTTATGGCACCCGCGGGGTAAATACGGTTAGTGATATCGCCAAAAAATGGGCGCCATCGAACGAAAACGACACCGCCGAATACATCCGTCACGTTGTAAAAGCAACCCGGTTTGGTGAAAACGAGAAGCTCGATCTGAACAATCCGGCGGTACTGGCAAAACTCATTTCTGCCATGTCGCAAAAAGAGGGCGCTGGCTACCGGGTCAGTGAAGGGGCGGTGATCCAGATATTCAACAACACCGGAGGCAACGCAGTTGTTTCCGGCGCGCAACTTGGGGTTACCGGATAATGGCATTCACCCGCGAGCTCTACAAACTCGGTTTTGAAATATCGCCGGTTATTCTCTGTGACGGTATCGCGCAAAGTATACCTGGCGGCATGCTGCCGATTGTGGCCCTTACGCAAAGCGCCAGCTTTGTTACGGGGCTGATCGGTGGCGCGATAAACCTGACCGATCTGGATAAGTATTTCTGCCACTGGCGGCCTGTGCAGGGCGGCACGCTGGTTGATTATGACATTGCCCGCTATCCGTTCGCTAACCAGACCGTGGCGGCTAACGCGCTGCTGGCCCAACCGTTGCGCATCAGCCTGTTGATGGATGCCCCGGTCAATGAAAATACCGGGGCGATGACAAAGCTGGTAACGATCAGCGCGCTGCAGGCTGTATTACAGGCGCATGCGAATCTGGGGGGCACATTCATTATCGCAACCCCGGCGCTGATTTACAGCGGCTGCATCCTGCGCACCGTCAAGGATGTGACCAGTTCAAGCGAACCCGTGCCTCAGCGCTCATGGATGTGGGATTTTGAGCAACCCCTGGTTACGGAAACCGGAGCGGAGCAGGCTGTTAACAGCTTTCTCAGCAAGATTGACGGTGGTACGAAGATGACTGATGCGTCATGGACCAACACCGTTGCCGCTCTGGGCAACACCTCGCTGGGTGGCGCTGTGTCTGGTGTGGCATCCAGTATCGTCGGGCTGGTGGGTAAACTAAGTGGAACATTCGGCCTATGAGCACAGAACTCTATACGTTTACCGGCAATGAGCGCGAAAGCATGCTGTTTACGCCGGTACTGGACGGGACGGTCTACAACTGCCAGATAAAGTGGAATATCGCCTCCCAGCGCTGGTACCTGCTGATCACTGATAATTCAGGCAACACCATTCTGAATACGCCAATGGTCGGCTCTGTGTCCACTGGCGGTATCAACCTTATCTATAGCGTGTTTTCCTCAACAACCCTGATCTGGCGTGAGAAAAATGGGAAAATAGAGGTTACAACCTGATGCGCTTCTATGACTTTCAGATTTTCGACAAAAATGGGAAGTTGTACAGGCGCTATAAGAGTCTGGATGACTACGGAAATTTTAATCCCGGCTGCCTGATGGTGGAGTTTGATATCCAGAAGTACGGCATGTCCACCCCCATGGGCTCCAGCCTTGTCAGGGTTTACGGGGTCAGCATTAAAGAGATGCAGCAGGCCCAGCAAAACATGTTCGGAATGACCATTAAAGGCTTTGCCGGAATGTCAAAGGGGCTACCGTTAGCCAAACAGAAGCAAAGCGGGTTAGTACTCGAAGGCGAAATTCAGCAGCCTTTCGGGAACTGGCAGGGGACTGAATTATCTCTGGACATGATAATCACGGCTGGTGCCGGGTCAGTCAATTCCCCTGTCAATATTACGATGCCGTGGGGAAAGGGGCAGAAACTATCTATAGCGTTATATTTTGCCCTGCAACGCGCTTACCCGGATTACAAAATCAAGATCGAAATCAGCGATAACCTGGTGATGAACTATGACGCGCCAATATTCTGTTCAAGCGTGCAGCAACTGGCAGCGAATATTAAATCCATCAGCAAAAGCATCATCAGAGATCAGAATTACTCAGGCGTTGAATTATGCATTTTCCCTGGCAAAGAAATTCGCGCCTGGGACAGCCTGACCACTACGAAAAAAAACTCTCCCATTCAGCTTGAATTTACTGATCTGGTTGGTCAGCCGACGTGGATTGAATTTAACAAGGTCATGATCCGGACTGTCATGCGCGCTGATATTCAGGTGGGCGACTTCCTGAAACTACCGGCGGGCGCCAGCACAATCATTCAGGCCTCATCCTATTCACAGTATCGCAACCAGGCAGCCTTTACAGGCGTGTTCCAGGTCAGCGCTGTACGTCTGGTGGGAAACAGCCGCCAGGCAGATGCTAATAGCTGGGTGACCATCATCGAGGCGTTCACAACCACGGGGCCAGCACAATGACGATCAGCCAGCGCCTGAACTTCGGAAAGAGCATGAATAACTTTTCCGAAGAAAAAATACTGCAGGCCATGGAACTGGCCGGAAAAACGCTCCCGGCAACGGTTGTTTCACGATCCGGGAAAATGGTTACCGTTTCGTTCAGCCTGACGAATATCCCTTTTACTCTTCCGCAAGTGACCATTCCCCTTTTCGGTCCGGAGTATATCCGCTACCCGATGCAGCCTGGTGATAAGGGCATTGTCATCCCGGCCGATGCTTATATCGGCGGCATGAGCGGCCAGGGTGGGGGCACCGCAGATCTGACGCAGCCGCCAAACTTGAGCGCCCTGACCTATTTGCCGATCAGCAATACCGAGTGGGGTGACGTCGACGGCGAAGTGCTGACGATGTACGGGCCGGAGGGAGTCACCATTCGTGACAGGGCGAGCAACAGTACATTTCTGTTAACTCCCCAGAGCGTAGCCATAGCGACGCCTGAAAGCTTTACGGTGACGGTGGGCGGTACTGTCCTGTCACTTACCCAGGGCATGTGGCAACTGACAGGACAGGCCGGTAAATTACAGGATGCATCTGCCAGTACAAGTCCGGCTGTTATGCAGGCCGGGTGGGAAGCGCTGGTGTCATGGCTGAACAGTCATCAGCACACGAACGGTAATGGCGGAGGTAATACCGGGTCGCCAACCAGTTCATTCAGCGGGAACATTACCGAATGAGAACCTATGGCAGAAATTCAGAGGGTAAATGGGTCCTGGTTGAAACCGATGAGTACGGATTTAACGATGCCATTTACCTGACAACGTTGGTGCAGAACCTGAAATTAGCTCCCCAGGAGTCGCCATTCTTCGCCAATAACGGCATACCGGCGCAGGCATCCGTTATTCAGCAAATCTTACCAACCTATTACGTTAACCGCCTGCAGCAACAATTCAGTCAGTATTTTTCCTCGTTACAGATTGCCATGGTCAGTGATGACCCTCCCGTTTACAACATTTCAGCCATAACGAATGCAGGCTCAAAAATTATTGCACAGGTGAATGTATGAGTGATTTGTCTGTCAGCTATACCGCGGCTGGCCCGGTACCGCAAACCGCAGAGAGTTTGCGCGAGCAACTCATTGCTCAGGCTGTGGCCCTGTCCCCCGGACTGACAACTGATTTACCCGGTTCTCTGATTGAGGACATTGTCAGCACGGACGTAGGCGCGCTGCTGGTTTGTGACCAGGCGAGAGTTGATCTGATTAACTCGGTGGGCCCACTGAAAGCTAACTTGACGATGCTGAACCTGCTGGCCCAGCAAAGCGGCATAGCACCGCAAAAGACGCAGGGACTAACGACCGTAGGTGTCCAGTTTTCCGGTCCTGCCGGTTTCGCTATTCCGCAGGGTTTTCTGGTCTCTGATGGAACAAACAGCTATGCGCTGGCGGATGCCACAATAATTCCGACTGGAGGAGTAACGTCGTCGGTGACCTGCGAGGCAACCGTAACCGGATCATGGGCGGTTCCTGAAAATACCGTTAACCAGATTATTACCAGTCTTCCTTCGGATATTGTACTGACCTGCACTAACCCTGTCGCCGGAACGCCAGGAGGTGACCCGGAAACTAATTACCAGTTCAGGGACCGGGTATGGCAGGGGCAAATGTCCACTGTGCAGGGTTATCCGGGATTTATTCGCCAGAAGCTGACAGATGTTGCGAATGTGCAGGCGCGTCTTGTATCGGTCGTTCAGAGCGCTAATGGCTGGGTCATTATGTGCGGTGGTGGTGACATTTATGAAATGGCCGGAGCCATCTATAAATCAGCGGGGGATATCAGCCGGCTGAGCGGTTGCACATTGAACGTTACAGGGATCAGCAACGCAAATCCTGGTGTTGTCACTACCGACATTACGCACGGCTACAGCGACGGCCAGGTTATCGAGATTTCTGGCGTTACCGGAATGACGGGCATCAATAATGTGCCGTTAACCGTGACCGTGCTGTCACCGCATACATTTTCAATCGGGATCAACACTATCGCATCAGGAAGCTGGACGGGTGGCGGTGTGGTTACACCTAACCTTCGGAACAATGTCGTCACGATCAACGACTGGCCTGATGATTATCTGATCCCCTTTGTTATCCCGCTGATGCAGCGAGTGACAATCAGATATGAATGGCGAACCGCATCTGTTAACTATCTGACGGATGCCACGGTATCAAGTCTGGTGGCCTCGCCGACCATTTCCTATATCAACCAGATATTTGCGGGTAAACCTCTTAACATCAATAACCTGAAAGACATTTTTCTCCAGGCCATTAATACCGTTCTGGATATGAGCCTGATCAGCTCGCTTTCCATCATTGTGACCGTCAACGGAACGATTACGGACCCTGACGAAAACACCAATATTATCAGCGGAGACCCTTACAGCTACTGGTATATATCGGATGATGGCGTGACAGTTAGCGGGGTATAGGATGCTTGATTCAATCATCAATTCGTATCTGTACACGCAGTACAACGATGACGACGACCTGCGCGCATTTGTCACCGCGTATAACTCAATGGCCCAGCAGATTTACACCTGGATGACGAGTGCCAACCTGCCTATTTTTGCAGGCGGCTATCAGGCTGGTGATCAGCTAAGGTGGATTGCATACGGCATCTACGGGGTAAAGCCGCCGGTACTGACCAGCGGTAAACGCCAGATTTACGGCCCGTTCAACACTTTCACCTTCAACAGACTGCCGTTCAATACCCGAAAAGTCGTTGCAAAGTCAGATCAGGTTGTCGTTTCTGATGACCTGTTCAAGCGAATCATGACCTGGAATTTTTATAAGGGTGACGGGTTCTATTTTACGATCCCCTGGCTGAAACGCCGGATTATGCGCTTCCTGACAGGTGTTGATGGCACAGATATCCCAAATGACCAGCACTGGATTGTCTCCGTTGTTTTCTCGGATGCCGGGATGGTAATTACCATCACGAAAGGGTACACGCAGCTTACCGACGCGGCCCTTTACAACGATATGGAATTCAACGACAGGCAGTACGATCAAAACGATGGTGTGTTGATAAAAAGTAACGGCTATGAATATGCCGATCTCTTCAAGCAGGCGTTTGACAGCGGGCTGCTGCACATCCCTTTTTACCTGAACGGTGAAGTCGTAATCATCGGCTAAACCAGTCTCCAGAGAAATTCCCGAACCCGCCATTGAGCGGGTTTTTTATTGCCTAAATCCGGAGGATAAATGGCTCTCCAGCTTCTTGCGGCAAACAATGCATCAACCCTGCTCGTTTCCGGTATCAGCGCCGCATCAACGACATTACAGGTAAGCACCGGGACGGGCGACTTGTTCCCGTCACCTGTGCCAGGAACGAGCTATTTTAAGGTCACGCTCACATCGCTTGCCGCCGGGAAAACGAAAGAAATCGTGCACGTCACAGCACGCTCTGGCGACACGCTCACCATTACCAGAGGTCAGGAAGGGACGACGGCGGCAAGCTGGGATTCAGGGGCCAGCGTTGCGAACCTGTTTACTGCCGGAACGTTTAATGATCTGGCACAGCAAATGGATATTGACCAGGTTTATACCGACTTCGCTAGCACCGCTGCCGGAAAAGGGACCGATCTGGTCTTTAATAAATCTCCGCTGGCTGGCGCAGTGGCGCGCTCTCAGCACGATAAAAACTCAGATTTTCGCACATTAGAAGATTTTGGCGCTATCGGGGATGGCATCAATCATCCGCTATCGGAGCGGTTTTCAACGCTGACCGCAGCGCAGATGGTATATTCATTCGTTACCTCGTTGACGCAATCTATTGACTGGGCAGCAGCTACTGCGGCGGGAAACGCTGGCGGTTTTTCAATGCTTGGTAAGAAATACTCCTTATCTCAAACATTGAATATAACTGGTAAAACCAGTATTCAGGGGCTTGGTGATGGGTTGAGCGATTTTATCTTTACTGGCACAGGTGATGGTATTGTTATTACCCTGCAAAATGATAAAGATAGCAAATTCTGGTTGCGTGATTTTGGGATTCTGCGGACAGGGACACCAAGCTCAACAACGAAGGAAACCGCCCTTAAAATTGATGGGCGTGCACAAATATTAATCCCTGGAACTTCGACATCACTCGCGCAATTAGGATATCGAACTGAATTCCGTGGTGCCATTGAGAACATCAGAATAGCTGGTAATGACGTGACAACCGGTGGATGGTTTCGTGGGATAAATTTGATCAGCGTGATGAACTTTCGCATACAAGGGTTTGCATATTGCGGATATGTTCAATCATCTGGAGTTTTTCTTGGGGAAGCCATTACCGTAGGTGGTGACGGATATGTTGTTGATTTTTCAATATCAAGAGTTTGGATATTTTATTGCAACACTGCATTAAATTTCCCAGATTATGTAGAAGGTGTTCATGTATATGATTTTGAAATGATGAATATCAATAACGGAATGGTCGGCGGTATTGTTCAGCCGGAAACTGTTGTTCCTTCACTAACAGGACAAATTACCAGTCCAGGTGTTTTATCTCCGTGGGTTCATAACGGGCATATGAATTGTACTAATGAATCAATTTTGATGCCAGCAAACTGTAATCTTGCTAAATTTCATGACCTGCATCTTTTTTGCAGCCCATTATCAACTGATACGCAAGGGAGAAGCGCCATTTCACTATCATATGGTGCTGGCGCTCAGATTAGCAACATTTATGTATTAATGGACAGGGCGGCGAATACGGCATATTTAGATAGCAATAGCGGTATTTTTCTTGGGAATATGGTTGGTTGCCAGGTAAATAACATTAACGTAGGCGGAGTATCAAACAGAGGAAACGCAATAACTATATCAGGTGGAACTACCAGATGCTCATTCGATGAAATATTAACTAACACTAAGTATGGCATTACTGGGATAGGTAGTACACCCAACAATAACTTCGGTAGAGTAGCTCCTGGATTTGGCACTGCTCGATTCAACATCACTGACAGATACAACAATTCATTCAATTATGAAACTGTTAGCAGAACTGACACAATTACGTTAACTGGGCCAGCGGGTGGGGGTGCTGCTGAAAATTATTTTGATATTACGCCGATCAGCACGTTGAGCGAGGTTCCGTCTGAGGTTTATGTCGGGCTTGCATACAGCGATGCGCCATCAGCTCAGGCGTATTACGATTTTGATGGTAGTACGGTCAGTAGGATCAGGATTCGTGTCAGAGCGACATCAATACCGGCAGGTGCAAAAGTATTCAGAACGTTTGTGCAATACCCATTAACATAATTTAAAAGGGCGCATTGCGCCCTTTCTTTTATGCCGCCTGTTCAGCAGTTGTCACTGCAATAGAAAGCTTTTTCCTTCGCAAAAACGGTTTTTCTATGAATGTCCATGACAGGTACGCAAGAACGGCGGTACAGGCCATAGATGCCGCTATGCTGACATAAAATGGCAAATCAGTTTTATTAGCCATGACTTGCTGTACGGGCCACGCATAAATATACAGACCATAGGAGATATCAAAACGACCTTTAACAATAATATCTTTAAAGCTCATTCCGATACAAAGAGTAAGGAAGGTGATAGCAAAATAACCAAGCGTAAGTATTTCTATTTGACCTTTTAATAAAAAAAGCACCAATACAGACGTTATAGACAAAAACCATTTAACTCTGGGTTTATTCCATTGTTCTAAGGTCATGGAAAGCAGAGATCCTAGTGCGAAACAAATTCCAAACCTTATGAGCCACCCTAAATTCATACTGTACCATGTGATATTATTTGTTTCTGCGCTTGCAAATATATTTGTAGCAACAAGAATTGCTAAGATAAAAGCTGGTGTTTTCCATGTTTTATTAACAAATAGCAGAAAACCAACAACTATATAACAGGTGAACTCAAGTGTAAGCGTCCAGAGTGATCCGTTGATTGACCCTGCATATTTATAACCAGCGAAAACATCAGAAACATTAGCAGGTAAAAGCATTATGATTTTTAAGAAGTTTTCAAAAGTATCTTCGCTAAATAAAAATGCAGTGACATTTTGTTGATAAAATGGCGCGAGAATATAAATCATAGCAAATGAACAGACAATAAGCGCCGGGAAAATCCTTTTAACTCGTTTTGTCATGAATGAAATGTAATCAGGTGATCGCTGTGCTGACTGGGTAACAAGGAATCCAGATATCGAGAAGAAAACGGCAACACACACGCCACCCCATGACAAGAATCCTCTAAATAAATCTTCATGAACCAGCATGAATGCATGATGATGGCTAAATATAACCATAAGTGCTGCTAAATGCCGTAGCACATCAAAGCAGTTATTTTTGTGCATTGTTACCTCTGTCTTTCCTGTACCAGTAAAATTCTGAATAGGCCGTTCAATTTTCTAAACAGATTTCTATAAATCATTTTTACCAAACTTCATATTTTATCTGACATTGTGAGCAAAATGTGTATTTTGCACCAATGCTGCGTATCAGTCACCATCATTAACGAGGATTAAATTGTGACTCTGTCCCTTATCGCGGCAAACAACGCTCAAAGCGTACTGGCCGCAGGCATCAACGCATCCGCAACCAGCCTGGCATTATCAACCGGTACAGGCTCGCTTTTCCCATCTCCGATATCGGGTGAAAACTATTTCAAACTGACGCTCATTGATGCTGCAACAGAGCAACTTAACGAGATTGTTCACGTTACTGCGCGCTCTGGCGATTCACTGACGATTGTTCGTGGGCAGGAGGGAACGACGGCGCGCGCATGGTCGGCTAACGACATTGCAGCCAATATGATGACGGCTGGATCGCTGGCTACATTTGCGCAATACGGCACTGTTGATTTTCTGAATGCCACCACTGGTCGACTTCTTGGATCGCCAAAAGTATTCACAAGCAACGGAACATATACGCCGACACCAGGAACGTCGAAAATTATTGTAGAGGTACTCGGCGCGGGCGGAGGTGGTGGAAACGCATCGGCAGTAAGTGGATCTACTATAGGGCTCGGTAGTGGTGGTGGTGCGGGCGGCTATTCCAAGTCAATTATCACCACCGTTCCAGCTTCGCAGGCTGTTGTTGTTGGTATCGGTGGCGCGGGCGGTGTAGATGGCGGGCTATCTTCATTCGGTTCAATCATTGCTATTGGTGGTGCTGCTGGTGGAAATAATCTTAACTCCAACTGGTCAGGAACAGTTACATTGTCTCGTGGCGGTGCTGCTGGCATTGCGAGTGGCGGTAATATCTTTAATGCTAATGGCTATCATGGTGAAAATGCCATTTTCACTTTTTTTGGCAACAGCGTTTCTGGCGCGGGCGGTGGATCTATTTTTTCTGGTGGTGGATTACCCGTTGGTGGTTCTTCTGGTCCAGGCAATCCGGGTAATTTAGGTTCTGGTGGTAGCGGTGCGAATGCTACAGGCTTGACGACGGTACAGGCTGGCGGGAAAGGTGGAGACGGCCTGGTCATCATCTGGGAATACGCGTAAGTAATTTATCAAGCCGGGCTGGCATGGGAGGTGGTCCCAGTGATGTGACTGGTTGTGCCACGAATGTGACATACACCAGAAATTACCCCACATCATCTTTCTTTATGTGCCATCAGCATTGGCTGTGTGAATGCGGTCAATGCTTGTTAAAACATACAGTTACATATGGTGCTTCTGATTCGTAATGCGAAGGTCGTAGGTTCGACTCCTATTATCGGCACCATTTCAAACTCTTCTCAAGTCTACCGAAATCAACTTAAAGCCCGTATAATGCGGTTTCTAGCCCGTATCTTATCTCCTGTTATCAACTGGACTCAACCGGAATCAAGTTACAGTTGGGGGCATAAGTGGGGGCATTCTGTGTTCGGTCCAGGGAGATGCCCCCAATGAAGCTAAATGCACGGCAGGTAGACGCCGCTAAACCCAGAGAGAAGGCCTACAAGCTGGCAGATGGTGCTGGCTTGTATCTTGAGGTTGTTCCCTCTGGTTCCAGATATTGGCGGATGAAGTATCGCTTCAATGGAAAAGAGAAGCGTATGGCTTTTGGTGTCTATCCAGCAGTGTCCCTTGCACAAGCGAGGGCACTACGAGATGAAGCCAAGAAAAAACTGGCCGAGGGTATCGATCCATCGTTTGCTAAGAAAGAAGAAAAGTTGGTTCGCGATGTCCAGCTCAATAATACGTTTCAGGCAGTGGCGCTTGAATGGCACGGAACGAAGGTGAGCCGATGGTCAGAAGGGTATGCTTCTGACATTATCGAAGCCTTCAATAAAGATATTTTCCCCTATATCGGCCAGCAGCCGGTGAATGATATCAAACCTTTGGTTCTGCTGAATGTGCTACGTCGAATGGAAAACCGTGGCGCGACAGAGAAGGCCAAGAAGGTTCGCCAGCGCTGCAGCGAAGTTTTTCGTTACGCCATCGTCACCGGTCGTGCGGAATACAATCCTGCAGCGGATCTAACCAGCGCGATGTCAGGGCATGAATCGAAGCATTATCCCTTCCTTACTGTTGAGGAGTTACCAGACTTCTTTAAAGCTCTCGCAGGCTATACAGGAAGCCCGTTAGTTGTTCTTGCAGCACGTCTGCTGATTCTTACGGGAGTACGCACCGGTGAGCTCCGAGGTGCTTTCTGGAGTGAGTTTGATCTTGAAAAAGCGGTGTGGGAAATTCCTGCCGAACGAATGAAAATGAAGCGGCCCCATCTTGTGCCTCTCTCTACCCAAGCGCTGGAAATCGTACAGCAACTCAAAGTTATGTCAGGGCAATATCCGCTGGTGTTCCCAGGGCGTAATGATCCCCGCAAGTCGATGAGCGAAGCGAGTATTAATCAGGTATTCAAACGGATTGGGTATACGGGGAAGGTAACGGGGCATGGTTTCCGTCACACGATGAGTACGATTTTGCACGAGGAAGGGTTCAATACGGCATGGATCGAAACCCAGCTTGCGCATGTTGATAAGAACGCGATTCGAGGGACGTATAACCATGCGTTGTATCTAGAAGGGCGAAGGGAGATGATGCAGTGGTATGCAGATTTCATCGGTCAAGTAGGCAAATTCCAGCTAACCCCTAGCTTATGCAGCTATTAGCTTGATTGCTTGATAGAGTGGTAAGGGGCAAGTAGAGCCTCTTCTCATCGAAGAGGCTGAACCAACGTGAGTTTATTTTTTGCCTTCGAAGTTAATGCTTTACGCAAATTTTTTGTTGTACCGTAGGATGTGAAGATCTGCGGAGGTTAGAGATGAAAATCATGCTATGTTAGTCACTGAGGAGTGAGTCAAAATGTTATAACTTTTTCAAAGAGGCGTTGTATCGTGAAAGTTGTCTTTAATGTTAATGGTAAAAAAGTCCCGCTCGAATCTCTGCAATATATAAGTAAAGCAAATCAACTTGAAGTTATGCGGAATTGGTTTTTTGAAAATTTCGAAGATCCCGCAAACTCTTGTCCGTATGAATCCCGTGAAGGCGGATATGCTTACATTTATGGTGGCCCATACGAAGCAAGTGAAGAGTTGCAAGCGATGTTTGAAGGGTACGTGAAATTTGATTATATCCAAGAACTAGTTAATGATTTACAAGAACAGTGCTACGAGTGGTCAGGTAATTCAAATAATATTAATGATTGGTACGACGAAGACTTGTACGATGCTGTTACATCTTCCGAACAACCCTTTTCTAAGTTCGTTGAAAGCATTGATGGAATAAAAATGCTGGCTAAAGGCGAATTTAAAGATAAGCAAAAAGAACATCTGCTTAGCATCTTATACATTAACGTCATTACAGCTTTGGAAACTCTTTATGTTGAGTTGTTTATTAACTCCATAGATAAAAATGACTCATACCTTAAAGATTTCATAGAAAAAGGTAAGACGGAATTTAAGGTAAGTAAAGAAATATTGGCTTTGCCATTCAAAGGAGAATCTATTGAAAACATGAGGGCGGAATTGATTAAAGCAATCAAAGAACATCTGATTAGTGCAAGTTGGCATAGTACAAACAAAGTTGTAGGTCGTTATAAAGCTACATTTGATATTAATGTACATAAAGAGTGGCCAATAGATGCGATAGAAATAGCTACACAAAAGCGTAATCATTTAGTCCATCGTGGCGGAAAAGATAAAGAAGGTAATTCGGTAGTGATCACCGAACAAGATTTAGAAATGTTGCTGGATCACGCACAAGCTCTTGGAGAAAAATTGTTTGATAGCCTTGGTGTGGCATTACAGAAAAAAGATGAGAGTGAATTTTGAGTCTCGAGGTCGGTTAATACTGCTACCGATAACGAGCAAGCAACTGATACTCGGCAGGCAGTGCCTGCCTGAGGATTACTTTTTACTTCCAAATTGAATGCCGAGAAGTTTATTCTCTGCTTTATCACCACGAAGAGTAAGGACAATTTTTGATTTCAGTTCTAACATTTCGATTTCAGATAAAGTTGTTTCCATAGCATTAAAGTTTTCAGTATTTAAAGATGCTATATATTGCTTTCCGCTTCGTTTTAATGACTGATTGACAAAAGAGAACCATCTTGCGCGAACACCTGGATCTATATCGGCAAAAAGACGATTATCATGCCATAGCATATCCATGGCATGGTTTTCGCCACATGTAAATACTAACCAGTCAAAGCATAATATCCTAGCATCATTGATCCCATCCGAATCATCACCCTCGATTTGGATGCTTAGATCATAACGGATTTTGTTGTCACCAGTATTAACATCTAAAACTATTCCTGCTGGTACCCTCGGGTACATTATTTCTGCGAGTTCAGCAAAAAATTTATCATATTCTGAAAGAGGATTTGTAGAAGCATAGTTCACCGCTAATCTGTCTTGTTCAACTTTTCTTTCTCTTAGATTTTGAGCTTTCTTTTGAAGGTTAATAGAGAAATTTAAATAATCATGCAGCCTTTCTTTTTCTTCTTTAAATTCAGCCAGTTGTCTCGCTATGACTGCGTATTCATCAAATGCTTTCTTGCCTTGCAGGGATTCCAAATATGAATCACGTAATGCCGAAATATCATTAATGTCAATTTTAAGAGATTCAATTTCTAACAAAAGTTTTATTTTATCATTTTCAAGTCTTTTCTTTCTGTTAAAAGATAATGATTTGTGAAAATTTTCAACTGACTCAAAATGGGCCAATGTTTCTGGCTTGAAAATCTCTTGTAAGCCATTGTACAGTTCAAGAAGATCTTCTCTTGAAATATCAGGGTGTGATAATAAAGTTTTTTCTATATTACTAACTTTAAATTCAGCTATATTTTTATTTTTTTCAACTTCTCGTAATTTTATAGTTAAACTGTTTGTTTCATTCTCAATAGCTCTGTATTGCTCGTGAACTTGAAATGTATTAAGTTCATCTTGCAGTCTTGGGATCTCTCTTTCTAGCCATTCATAGCGTACTTTAGGTTGAGAGCCTGCTCTAAACATGTCTTTAAGAATATCATCGTCTTGCCAATTTTTTAGGGATTGACTTACTTTATCCAGTTCTTGCTTATTATTTCTTTTGGATAATATTAAATTATGATCTATGCCGAGAAGAAATGCGGTGCGAAGCAATGCTTCAAAGTCTTGCTCCTTTTTTGTCCTAGTTGGACTGATGCAGTCATCTCTGGTATATCGCGAAAAACGCTTAAATAAAGATCTAAATGATAAATACGGAATGTTATTCTCAAGATTAAATATCCCTATTTTGTCTAATAGATCTTTAAATGCTTTTAGAGATATTGTTTTGTCATTTAATAATAATTTTTTCCCATTTCCCGTTCTAGATATTAAGTATTCAACTCCATTATGAGAAAAAAGTAACGAGAACCACCAATCTGGAACTGCTGAAGTTAATTTTTTATCAGCATTAGCGCCTAAGCAATGTTGAACGAGGCCGAGAATAAGTGTCTTGCCGACTCCGTTACTACTGCCTTCTTTTTCTTTAGAGCTATCACCAATAATCAACGTTAGCCCTGTGTCATTGAAATGCACTGGATGAAAGGTTGGCTGATCGCAAGTTAAGCGAATTAACTTCATTTAACTTTCCTTATTTTGTAATTTGTCATCAATGCTGCATATTGGCATTATTCTGTTTTCGTTATCTAGCATTATTTGTTTGATGCAAAAAAGAATGTCTACGGCAAGCATAAATTGTGTAAAAGAGGGCGTGATTATCGTTGATTTATTTTTTCGCTCTACTTTTGTCCATAGTTCTTCTATGGATACCGGTCCATCAATTAACGAACGGGTGTATCCTGCAATCGCAATTAGGGAGTTACTAAACCTAACATGCTTATGTGGCAGAAGCATTGCTTGGATGTTCATAAGCAT